CTGAGTTTCGCGAATCGCTGCTGCGGCTTCCGGGTCTGACTCGCCTTTTGCAAGGCCGTATGCGCCTCGAGCGTAAGACGGAAGCAGGCTCAAAACGCCAGTCAGCATCGACGCTGCCGGCTCGGCAAGCAAAGAGGTCACGCTTAATGGCGTCGGGGATCGTCGCGCAGCAGGTCGTTCTACAGCCGGAGCCGGGCGCGTTTCCGATGCTGGCCTAACAGAAGGCCGTGAAGCCGGCGCAGCAGAAGCCTGACCCTCACGCATAAAGTCCACGCGAGCAGGCTCCTGCTTTCTGGGCGCAGGCTTACTGACTCCGTACTTAGACTTTAGAACGTATTCTTCTGCATCTTCTTGGGTTGCCCCTTCAGGTGCAGGAACATTCCATTTCTTTCCGTCCGGACCGATGACCGTGAAGTTAGGCATCGTAGCCCTCGTTACTGATTTTATTGCTGCCGTAAGAGGTAGTCGAGAATGCTAGAACTTTTCTTTTGCTGCTCGTCATACATACGCAACTCTTCAATTTCATCTGGCGTTGCAGTGCCATTTTTTATTTTGTTTCTAATTTGCGCCATACGGGTAATTAGAGCAGGTCGTGGAGGCGCTGATGGGCGCTTTAGATGCTTCACTTCGCGCAGGTATTTTGCGTAAGCCTGATCTTCTGGAAGATTTGGGAACATTGCTTTTGCTGAAATTTTGTCAGCGCGAACTTGAGATGGGTCTGCTTGGCCTTTTTCTGCTGCAAGCCTACGAATCTCAAGAAGGTCTTGACGATACTTTGCCGTTTCCTCCGCAGCAATTCTTTCCTGCTCACTCCTTGACTTGCGCGTGAGAATGTCAAGCGCAAGATCTTCCGCCTTCATCGCACGCTCTTCGTTCTCCGCCTGAGTACTGCGGATCAAGTCGGCAGACTTCCTAATGGAGCCAGCGCCAAGAATGTCAGCAATACTCAAACGCTTTTGATTTAAGAGCTTTGTCTTCGCTTCTTCAAGTTGCTTGATGATTTCTTCTTCGTAGAGGTTACGCCGAGAGGCTTGCTGCTTTGCTTGGGCAGGCTCTCCTTCGTCCTCTTCAACTGCTGAGGCAACTTCTTCAGGTTGATCAACAAGTTCGTCTTCATCTTCCTCATCAGGTTGAATAACTCTTCCTTGATCTTGAGTAAGTTCTTCTTCATCTTCAACCTCACTGATATCGCCCCAGCCAGGTTCTTCAGACCTTGCTTTCGGTTTTGCAACGTCAAACTTCTTCTTGCGGCTTGCAAGAATGTTGTCATTACCCTCGATAATGTAACGCTCGTACATTTCACGAAGGCTCTTGGCAGGGCTTCGGTACTTTATTTCAGCCATGGCTTAATTACCCTTCTCAAGCATTTTCTTCAAGAAATCTTTAACTGCGCTTCCAGTCGGTGATTTAAGAATTTCGTCAATAACCTTATAAGCATTAGCAAGTTTTGAAACGTCCGTTTCAGAAGTTGCACCCGGCGGAAGTTCCTGACGAGTCTCCGTCTTGACAGACGGGACGTTAACTCCCGAAAGAATGTCAGACAAGAACTTGAGCATGTCCTTCGGATAATCACGCTGCTCAAGGAAGTCCTTGTATGCAAGATCAAGATTGGCCTGATCCATTGCGCGCTCTTTCTCGCCAACTTCCGTAAGTGTCTTAGCGCCCCTAGTCTCAAGGTCCTGAGTCTCGCGACCCATCGTGAGGTACTTGTCAGACAGTTCGCGCAGGGCTGCGGCGTCTTCAGTCGAAAGCCTGCCCTTAGACTCCGCAATGCGGGTAAGGTTTTGCGCATCCTCTGCCGTGAGCGTGCCAGATGCCTTGCCAATCTCAAGCATGCGGTTGGCATCTTCGCTCGTCAGTGCGCCAGCCTTCGCTCCAATATCCGCAAGGCTGCGACCGCCTTCAATCATTCGGTTGTAGTCTTCCGAGCTCAACTTGCCAGACAGTCCGGCAAGTTCAACGAGACGCGCAAGATCCTTACCGTAGATATCCGCAGCCTGACCGTACCCGGCTTGCAGCGCCTTAGCCTGCTCGCCAAGAATTGAGCTTTGCACATCGCGCAATGCACGAGCGCCAAACTCGCCCATGCGAGTGCTGCCGGGACCAACGCCAAATTGACCGGCGCCAATGAACTCCTGACCAATCTCAGGTAGGTACTTTTCTTTAAGCTGCCGAATACCAATGTCGCCAATCTGCTCAACGACGCCCTTGATGTACGGGTTCATGTACTTATCAACAGCGCCTGGGAATGTTTCCGAGGCGGCGTCAATATATCTCTGCGCAGCCCCTAATGAGGAACCTTCCCCGCCGGCTTTGATAGCCCTAGAAGCGTCGGAAAAATAACCCTTTGCGGCACCATAAGAAGAAACATCACCCGCCCTTTCAAAAAAGGGCCTGGCTGCGCCAGCAGCAGACATACCGGATGCTTTAGCAAAATCACCAGCAGCTGCCGCAGACGCGCCTCCAGTCCTCTTCGCAGCCTCGTCAAGGGTAGAGCCAGCCTTTGTTGTGAACGGCTCAAACGATCTTGCCGCCTTCCTCGCAGCCTCAGCGCCTTCCCTTTCAGTCTTTGTAAACTCTGCAATCCGAGGGCGCTTGTAGGTTTCATAAGGCAGGTCTGAGAACGCCTTCGCCTTAGAAAGCATCCCTTTGGTATATTCGGTATACCACTCCGGAAGCTCCACCCTCGTGGTATTAGTCAAATCAATGGGAGTGGGAGTTTTCCCATCGAACAAGAAGTCTGTAACACTCATTAGGCTAACCCTCCGCCCATGTACTTATCGGGCGACTTTGCGTCCGGACTAATCTGGCCACGCGATAGGGCACGACCCTTGTGCTTTCGGATATTAGCACGGAATTTATCCATCCGCCGTGCCCCCTCCCTAGTCGAGCCATCCCCCAAAAGAGCCAGAGTTTCCGCGTCAATTACGTACTCCCCGTCGCTCAGTAGGGCAGGGATTTTGTCGTCCCGACCGGACCCTGGACCGTCCACATAGCGGGACTTTTTGCTGCCGCCCTTGGCATAGCCTGCCAACCCGCCCTTGGCGAGTCCGTCCTTCTTTTCCTCAGGGGGTTTCTCTTCCTCGAGAACGTACTCAAAGTACTGCTCCTCAGGGCGGAACCCGTAGGTCTTCGCTTCGGTGGTCGGGGTAATGCTCTTGCGAACATACTTGTACTTCGGAAGCGCCCCTCCAAACTCGGTGTCTTTGGTCGCTGTAGTCAACGGACCCTTGGGCTTTGACCCGCCGCCACTCGTAGCGCCAAACGCAGCCAGAAGCTTGAGCAACTCCTCAAGCCCTCCGAGCTTATCCAGCATACCCTTGAGAGGGTCTTCCTCCTCAGCAGGCGGCTGGTTGATCTTTGTCGTTTCCGTACCAAGGTCAACCGGAGTTTCTTTTGGAACATTAACATCAGGAATAACAACCGGAGGTCTTTCAGATGGGGATGTTTTTTTACTTTCTACCGTAATTTGCTGCTGACCGTCTACTGTTGGGGCCTCAATAAACGGCTCTTCATCAACAAGCGTAGACAGTGGAGCAGTAATTTCTCCGGACTGAGCTTTTTTACCGGTTACCTTAATTTCTTCAAGTTCTTCTTCAGACAGCGGAGATTTAGACTCAGTCGCTTTCTCTGAAAGATCAGTTTTGGTTTCTTTTGAAATGTCAGGAGTGCCAAGAGTTAGTGCAGGATCAAAAGGCTTTTTCCCAGTAACTTTAATTTCTTCAAGTTCCTCTTCAGCCTTTTGCTCGGCCTCTTTAGCCTCTTCTATCTGACGCTCAGACAAAATATCTTGAACACCACCAGTTGTAACGGTGCTTGCAAGAGCCTTCTCAAGATTTGGCTTAAAGGTAGATACTTCAATTTGCTCAAGACCTGCCTCTGCTTGACTGCGCAAAGCATTATCAATTGCCTTGGAAACAAGCGTCCCGGTAACTGCAGATCCAAGCCCTTGTTCAGCAGCGGCACGAACGACAACTTCAGCAAGAGCATCGCCGGTTAACCCAGCAGCAACACCTTGAGTAGCGGCTTTTTCTACAGCCGACTCTGCTGCTTTTGATACAGCACTAGAAGATGGAATAAGATCTCCAACCTTTTGGCCAACACTCGTTCCAACATAAGTCGCCGCAGCGGCCTTGAGAACAGCCTCCATGTTGCCGCCAGTTTCAGCGTAAGTTTGAGCGGCCTTAGTTAGCGCAGCAGCCGTGGGAGGAATTCCTGACGCAGCCATAATTACATCAAGCCCGTACTTGGTTGCAAACTTAATGGCGTCAGTTATTACAGACTCTTTCGCTTTAAGCCCCGCTCGCGGATCAGCAAATCCAGCCTTGCCACCTAGTTCCGCAAGGTTTTTTTCCAAGGCACGCTCGGAAATAAAGTCGCTTCGATCACCATATCGCTTGAGGTACTCTTCCTGAGGCAACTCGGCATAGAACTTGCGCATCTCATCTGCCGTCATCGGACCACGCAGGTAACGCATCTTGTCGGGGTCAATAATGTTCTCAAAGAACATTCCCTTGCCTTCTTGCTCAGCCTTCAGCGCAACATCAAACGCACCCTTGAAGTCATTAGCTTTCAGTCGGTCGCCAATCTCCGAAAGAATCGCATTGCGCTCAAGATAGGGTTCGCTAATTTGCTTTTGGGCAGCGGTAAGGTCTTCTTCAGAAAGACCAGACATTTTTGCCACTTCAGCAGTTGAAACTTCAGGAGCTTTCTGAGGGGCCACATAAGACTTGGCGATCTCCTCGCGCATAGCCTTTTCAGCATCAGTCTCCTCAGGGGCATATAGCGACTTCTCAATAATCGTGGGCAATCCACCACCACCCCCGCCCCCAAAGTCCAACGCAAAGTTCAGCGCACTAATCGGCTCCATCCTTGCGGCATCGGCTTGAGTAAGCAGTGCATAGGATTCTTGCATGGCATTTGCGTCACTCAGAGCGCCAGATGGAACTCGAGAGTCTTCTGATGAAACAGCATCGCTCAAAGGAGATGAAACAGAGGCTGGTTGTTTCCTTGCGCTTTCTTCAGCAGCAATGCGAGCGGCTTCCCGCTCCGCTGCAACACGAGCGGCTTCGCGCTCTGCTATGACACGGGCAGCTTCTGCTCTAGCAGCCTCGGCTCGCGCAGCTTCTTCACTAGCAGCCTGGGCTCTCGCTGCCTCCGCTCTAGCAGATTCGGCGGCTTGCTCAGCCTCCGCCTGTCTAATCATATCTTCACGAGCGCGCTCCTCAGCAATCCGCTCGGCAAGAACACGACGGCTTTCTTCCTCTGCTCTGGCAGCGGCAATCTCTTCCTGCCGGCGCTGCATCTCAAAAAGGTCTGCTTGGCGTTGACGAGAAGCCTCTTGCTCTTCAAGCATCTGAGCAATAAAACCACGCTCAACTTCCTCTGACCCGCCTTCAGGGTCCGTAGTAGGAACTTCACCGTAAGTGTAAAAACCAGCCATGGTTCACCTAATTTAAGACTTGATAAAAACGATATGCCCACTCTTGCCAGTCGTCAAACTGGTAAGGAGACGGGGGGTTTAACTGAGAAATGCCGTTTATGCCTATCAAGCCAGCAGCCCAATTTTGCCACTCGGATTCCGAGTACAGCTGCGGGATCACCGCATATTCATCCAAGTCCAAGCACAGGGTATCCGCCCAGTACTGCAAGTCCACCCCACGAGGATCTACGATTCGATGCGTTCTCATGGATTCTCTCCAAGCACCGTACCCGTAGCCGCTTCGATGTGCGCAATAACCTGGCCCATTTGATAGTTTCCGCCCAGCGTGTTGCTCTCGAAACGGAATCGCATCTCTCGACGGATCTCTCGGAAGTACACCAACTGTTGCTGACGGTCTGTCAGTGTTGCGTAAATCGTTTGCGGGTCGCTAGTAACTTCTGCTGACCTAGCGTTAGCACGACCCGTTACTTCTACGGTCATGTCTCCAGACATAACAAAGTCAGGCTCAATGTACTCTACGCGAATCGCCATGTTCTGAGGCTGCTCAGAAGCAATTAAAGATATGTCTGCCGTCTCGAAGAAAGACTGAACCGGGCGAATCTGAGTTCCGTAAATTTCATCTGTGCCATATTCATGCTGCCACACAACGTAACCCTTCGGGTCGTTAATGATGCGCGGCTGGTTGTCTTCCGTAACGCGAAGATCTTTAACCTCAGTTTCGCGATAAAGAGGAACTTGAGGGTCAACATCGACAACGCCCACCACCAACGGTGAGCTGAATACCTGCGCATACATGCCAGCAGAGCGCCCGCTATTTGGGAGCACAGTGTCGTACCACGTTTGTTCGCGCACGTTGTAGATAACTGCATGGGTACATTCAGTGGCATTCCCACGCGGGTAACACCACCAGATCTCGCCCCATCGCGGAACTTTAAACACGAATACTTTCTGGCGCTGAGAGTAGTTCAAGTTGTCAAAGAACCAGTTCAAGTTCAAAGCGTTTGGTACTTCTCGTACAACACCGTTGAACATCAAGAACCGGTCAACACCGCACCAGTAGTAGATACCGTCGTACTCGATCACGCTTTGCGAAGAAAGAATGCTCGACTGCGAAGTAATAGTGTCAAACTGAAATACCGCCTGACCGCCTACATACGTAGCGCGAATTACCGAGTCCAATGACCAGAACAAACCCGAAGGTGCGTTACCGGCGCCGGATCGAAGCGGAAGACCTTTTACAATTTTCTGGCTCGTAATGCGAGCAGCGCCTGCATCGCCGCTAGTCCAGTCATCGGTATACCCGGCTCGGCTCCACTGGATAAACCCGTCCGATCCGTAAGCGAATACATACGGAGCCAAGGCAACGATGCCGCCTGAAATAGTCAGTGAGGGTACAGGGGTTAACTGCGAGGTCCCGTTGTCGTACCCAACATACAACTGACCAGCAGCGTCCGAAGAGATGTCCTCTACGTTTGGAGCAACGTGAGCCAGAATCTCGTTCTGGTTATTTGTGGTGTTGTACGCAACATCGAACTGCCACATGTTTGCTTCATTAGAAATGAAGCTGGAATCTGTTCGATTAGTGATAATGCTCGAAAGACCATTCTGGTCTAGGCGAAATCGGAAAATACCATTTGCCGTTCCGATGTGAACATACGTATAGGCATTGTGATTGTGGATATGCATTCCACGGGCAATGCCCTCTAGGCTGTCTTGCAGCGAACGATACCCGCCTATCTTTCTAGGCAGTCCACGTTGAAAACGAACCCACTGTCCGTCTACGTAATAGTTGCCCTCAAACTTGGTACCGTCTCTCTTGATACCGGGTTCAGAGCGAACAATGACCGGCTGAAGCGGCATTAGTACGTACCGCCCTCAATGGGGTCCAACCCCAGCGCGATCTGGGCAGCGGACTGACTCACTGCGGTAAACACTGCGTTACCAACTGTCGTTGCTCCCAAATTCGTTCGCGCACCGCTCGCAGTTGTAGCACCGGTACCACCCTGAGAAACCGCAACCGGGATGCCAATCGTTGCCGTGTCGGCATCAACCACATCAGTTCCGTCGCAGTACAAGATCGCTCTGGCTGCGCTTGAAACAGTAACGCCAGGGCTTGCTTGGCCGGCTGTTCTAATGCCAAGCGTGTAAGAACCAGATGTCTGATTGCTGACCCAGTACTGTTGAACCGTGGTCGGAACAATAACGTCGCGATTTCCGGTTAAAGTTCCAGTAAATACGTAGGCAGTTTTGTTGAGCTCGGAAACTGAAAGGGTGTAATCACCGCTGCCCGAAACGTCAATTTGAAGCAGGCTAAAAGCGTAGACAGCAGATTGACCAAAGCCAATCGTCCAGAACTGCACACCGTTAGTAACAACGATGGCGCTATCACCAGGCGACAGCACAAGTGTGCTTGCGCCGTTGATCAGTTCTGAGCTGCTGGGGTCTAGCGTCAGATCACCAGTACCACTGTTTCGGACGTTAACAAACCAGTCGCTACCCAAGGTAGGGGCGCCATCAAACGACAGCGTTCCAGCGCCTCCTGTCCACACCAGAACCTTTGCTCGGTCGCTCGTGCCCGTCGTGTAGTTAGTACTAAAGCTGGTCACCGGCATCGACTGGTTCAGGGTCGTGGCAATTGCCTTGATACCTAAGCCAGCCAGCGCAGCCGCGTTGGTAGAAGAAGCCGATGCACCATATTGGAACGAACGCCACGTACCTGAAGCAGTGCTGTTGTCTGTAAGATAAATTTGAAACGTCGTTCCAGACTGCGGAGCACAGATCACTACACCAGTAGAGGTCTTAACCGTGAACGTGTTAGCGCCGACGTTATTAAACAGAACCGTCTCGCCAGTGCCGGCTTCAGTCGCATCCGGCATTGTGATTACAAGACTTGTGGTCGTCGCATTAACGTCCATAATCTTCGCAACGACGTCGGTACTCGGAGCAGCCTCAAGAGGCCAATCCAAAACCTGATCAATCGTCAGCGATACATAACGGTACGAAACATCGCTTGGGTAGATGTTCGTGCCCCCGAACGTATTGGTGTAGGTGGTGGTCACTTCTTATGCCTCCCGGCGATTCGTAGACCGGTCAACAATCTTCTGGAGATCTTCGCCATTCAGCGCAGCCAGCGACCGGTCATAGTAGGACTGCCACAGCTGCACCCGGTCGTCGTCTTTTACAAACGGAGTCGCTTCTACCAGCGACCCATACAACAGCAAGTTTGGTGCAAACTCCGTGAGCCAGTTGGTCTGATTTGTATCATCCAACAGCGGCGGCAGTTCGTAGTACAAAATCTCCATTGGATAGTTCGCAGCCGGCGTCGGCACAAATATCCAGTGCTTATAGTCGTAGTCAGCGTAAAACTTAGGCTGGCCAGTCGTTGTCTCATTGGGCCAGTAACTACGGACGTATTCGTAAGATCGCGGGAATACGGGGGTGTGGACGTTGTTGTTCGTCCCGGTACCATAGTTAATGCTGATGGTGTCACGCCACCGATCCGGCTTTGCGTAAACAGCTACCCCAGATTGCATGGTGGTATTGACCACCGTTTGGAACCCCTGAATCTTGAGTTCACGGGCAATCCGGCGCTCGGCCAGGGTAATTAGCCGGGGGATCTGCTCGTAGACAATAGGGTCCGTCGCCCCGCCACGCTCTAGGTAGTTGCGGATGTCGGACTGCAAGCTGGTAAATGTCATCGACGCAGGCATACACCTCTCCTTAGTCCCGCGTCTTACCAGTCAGGCAAGACTATTTGGGCACAATTATACCCTAATTACGACAAATATAGCCTCTGCTCATCTTTACGGCGTTTGACAAGACCGGGCAATACACGCCCAGCCGCCTTCGTCCACTTCATAAATTCTTCTGCCGCTTCTTCAAAGTCACCCCGGTTGGTCTTCATCCGCAACCCAGAGCGTTGCAGATTTCCAAGGCCCACGTTGAAACTGAAGGAAACCAAAGCATCGAAAATCCCTTGATGACCAAGAGCAGCAGGGCAAAGTCGGGCCACACCACGCTCAAACCGGCCAAGGTCTTGAGCAAGGATAGCGTCCACCTCTCCCATCGTGAGGGTGCGATCCCAGCCTGCGGGTACCGATAGACTCTTGCGCTCCTCATACTTCACCGCCGCATGGGTCGGATCAATCACATGTCCGCACCCCACCGTCCACAACAGCGCCGGACAACGGTAAGGCTTAGTC